CTCTAGTCTCTGCCTCCAACCAAACATCAACTACCTTACCCAATCTAAGTTTCCTAATATTGAGTTCAGACAATCGCTTACAGGCATCTCTCACAGCATTGCCAGGAGAGTCATCAACCTGCGATCTCAAACGAACAAATACCAATGCTTTAAACTTCATTATTATAATATGCAATAGTTGCGTGGAACTTATCTATGGGATCTTCTTTCATACCCAATACTTGTTCAATTCTATCTTTTACTTCTTCCAGATCCTTATCTTTATTAATAGTAATTATTTCTAAAATCCTCTTCATCTCAACATCATCAACTCTGAGATAGTGATTATTAATATGTCTCATTTGAATTCACACTCCTCTTTTTCCTGTAGTTCATAATATCAATACCCTTCCGTTTAAGCATTTGTTTTTGATATGGCAAAAACTTTTTAGCAATAGAAACTGGAATTTTATTTCCCTTTTCTTTGTTGCAGCAACTACAAGATAAAGTTATATTGTCCAAATCAAAAGCAAGTTCTGGAAAGTATTTTCGGGGAAGAATGTGTTCAAGATTCCACCTAACATCGGATCCTGTAACTCCACAATAAGCACATTCAATAATTCCTCCAAGATCCATAGGATTTACATTACCATAAGTGTCAAAGTCATCAAGTTCACGATCAAAATTTAACCAGTGACTATACATGGTAATACTATAATAAGAACTCCAAATGCCTCCAGCAAGTTCGTCCCACTCAACTCGTCGGTCAACTCCATTTACATAGAATGGATAATCAAGTCTGCTCATTTAAATTCACACTCCACCATAAGTTCAGTCAGACATGCGAGCATATTTATTTCTTGATCCGCCACAAATGCCATCTGATACTGATACTTAGCAAGAGTAAGCACAGCAGCAGGAATACTATTCGGAACCATGGAATCATAACAAGCATCGTAAATACGACGCAATAGGACAGAAGTATCATTGTCCAGGTTATTGACAACCCATTTACGTACTTCGGGAAAATCTTTTTCCTTAAGTTTCTTAACCAAATCATTTACTTTTACATCACTAAAGGTTGCAAGAACACCTGAGTCTATACTGCCTGAAGAAGAATACCTTTGACACTCATTAAGAACACGTCTCCAGTCTGGGAAGTGTTTGTTAATAAGTTCTACCAGGACCTTGTTATCATATTTAACACCTTCTGTATCCAAGATTTCTTGGACACGTTTGAAGAATGAGGCTGCAAGTCCCTGTCTATCTTTTCCCTTAATGGAGAATTCGATAACCGTTGTGCGGGAATGAAGTGGTTCGAGAATTTTGTTTTTGAAGTTGCAGGTAAAGATGAATCTGCAGTTGCCACTAAACTCCTCAATAAACGCCCGTAGGAGGAGTTGTACATCATTGGTTGTGTTATCTGCCTCATCAATGATGATGACTTTGTGTTTTGCAGTTGAAGAAAGCGAGACGGTCGAAGCGAAATTCTTCGCAGTATTTCTGACGGTATCAAGGAATCGTCCCTCATCGGATCCGTTGATGACATAAAAATCTACTCCTAGTTCATTGCAGAGTGCTTTTGCTACCGTAGTCTTTCCACACCCAGCAGGACCTGCAAGGAGCATATTTGGTATTTCACCTTTATCTAGGAAGTCTTGAAAGGTCTTCTTAATACTTGGTGGTAAAATACACTCATCAATAGTTTTGGGTCGATATTTTTCAACCCAGAGAAATTCATCACGCATGTTCTTTTTTCACCAAAGTAAACGAACCATCATCATTAGGAATCCATTCTATCACATCTCCTTCCTCCCAACCAATTTCTTTCATAAGTTCGTCAGGGAAGGTTAGAATTCCATTTTCATCAACTGTTAAAGTAGTTTTCATTCTAAAGGACGAACAAATTCATTAGATACAATATCAGTTGCCTTCAATTGTTCTTTCATATATTCTACACCATTTTCAGGCATAGAACTATCCCCACAAGTAAAGACATCACAAATTGCCATGCCATTTTCAGGCCAAGTATGGATACTGAGATGACTCTCAGCAAGCATAGCAATACCAGTCACACCTTGCGGTTCAAACTTATGCACTGTCAAATCAAGTAATGTTGATTTACATTCTTTTGATGCTCTAAACAAAACCATTCTTACGAACTCTTTGTCATCAAGCAAATCAAAAGGGCAACCTTTCAAGGTAAAAAGAATATGTCTCATTATACCCATTCAGGTTTGCGGTCAGGGATACGAAGATAATTATCTTTTACCCATGGTTTAGATGAAATATACATCTTATAAGCAGTGAAGATATCAATGCTTGTATCATACTTAAACTCATCAGGTCCAGCAAAGACAAACGGTGTTGGACCTTCCCCACTGCGACCTTGTGGGTCTGCGGTAGGAAGTATCTCCTTTGCTGATAGAAGGGTCTTCTGGCAGGTGTGGACCTTACCATAACGAGCAGTATATTCATCACACATAGCAAGTCCATGTGCGAGCAACCATTGCCAATTGGTTACAAATTCATTCGCCCATTTAGTACAGGGGTGATTACGAAAAGCACCCTTCTCAGTAGCATAGGGAGTACCATCTGCTCTAGGAAGAGTGCCGAAGTTATGTCCCCATTTCTCAGAGCATACAATAGCAAGCATCTGACAGGTCTCTAAAGGCATCTTGACAATATGCTTGTCAGGAAGAACTTGAGCAGATTCCCAAGGACTGGGAGAGGTCACAAAGATGTTCATCCGAATGTTGAATCAGGTTCCAGAGCAATATAATAGGTTAGATCATGGTTCTTGGAAGTGAATCGTGACAAAAGTTTTTGTGACACAACTACATCATAAGTTCCGGGAAGGACTTTAATGTTCTCCACTTTGAAGTTAAAGGAAAACTCATCAGAGGTTTCACCAACAACTTCTTCATGGCGATTTGAAGTGTCGTTCTTCTTATCACGAACAACAAGTTTAACAACACCCGCTTCACCAACTGCAGAAACATCAGGCAATTGATACACTGCTGCTGCTTTCAGAAGTTTGTCAAGAACTAATGTAGAAAGTTCAAAGCATACATCTTCACTAGGAAGTGTGATTTCTTTTTCTGGAGGTGTTACGATTACATTAGGGTCTGCAAAGAAATACTTTGAACGAGATCCACCCTCTCTAATTACAACATAAGATTCGTTAGTAAAGTCAAGTTCTGGACTAGAATGTAAACTCAATCCATTAAGAAATTGGTTGAGATCATAGATCCCAAAATCTCTCATAAATTCTTCAGAGATTGTTGCCTCAGCAAGAATATTCTTCATAAGACTAATAGTACGAAGTTTACTACCCTCTTTAAAAAGAATAGATTGATTGATTGAAGAGAAGTTCTTTAGAAGAGAAATAGTCTTATCAGAAAGTTTCATAGGATTACGAATTTTCATCACTGAGGATAGGTTTCACGGTTTGCATTTTTGTCATTAAAATGCATTAGAAGGACAGCATAATGCAGAATCTTCATGATGTCACGACGAGCAGTGCCCTTCTTATCATATCGTGACGCATACTTGAGAATGTTGCTGCGACAGAATGCCTCACCATCACCACAAGCTTCAATAAGGTCAAGAGTTTGAATCTTATCATCACCAGCAGAATAATGCTGTTGATATGTTCTACCAATGTACTCTTGCAACTCTTTAATAATTACATCTTCACTATACTTTTGCCTATTGTTAGTTTGAGGTTTAGATGGAGTGGGTAGATCAAAAGAGATATTATCTCCTGACCCAAAGTAATCAAATGGTACAGTTTCAGCTGCTTTGATTCCATTACCAGTAAAATTGATATGGTCATCACTCATACCACCTAGAAGACCAGAACCACCAAAAACAATAGTATCTGGAGATGCAGTGCCAGGATTACCGGTCAGACTTAATCCATCATGCTCCCAGAAGTCTTGATTAGGTATTCCATTCACAGAGTATCCATCAACTTTAAATGGATTTTTTTTGTTTGGATCATTACGATCATAATCATAATAATACTTTGATTTGTTAGTCATATTCAATTCATCAAATAATAAAGACCATGCATTAACCATATTATATCAGGATTGCACCTCCGCGTCAATTGGCATTTGGAAATCAGCATCAACTTTGTCATACAGTTCCAGGAATGCTTGCTTGGTTTCATCATCAAAACGATTTACACAAACCTGAATCGCCTTTGCCTTATCATTGAAAATGCTGTATGCACGAACAATATGAACCAGACGACGGGTGCTGATAATTTCTTCAATACCACCATCATAGAAGGTCTTGCGGATGATGTCTGCCCAGTCGCAGAGACGCTTACAGAAGTCTGTATCATTACAGAGTGCCATAAGAATCTTCTGCTCTATTGCAGTGGCAGGATAGGACTGCTCAAAGGTTACTGGAAATCGCTCAAGGAATGCTTCGTTGAGCACGTTAGTTCCAATAAATCGTCCGTCCTCGGATCCCTTTCCTTTAGTATTTGCGGTTGCGAATACGTTGAAACCTTCTGCGGGCGTAATGAATTTGCCAATCTTCTTGAGGAAAACTCCTTTTCCTTCGAGAATAGATTGGAGACAAAGGATTTTGTTTGAGGCAAGGTCGATTTCGTCAAGGAGCAAGATTGCTCCACGCTGGAGTGCTTCAGTGACTGGTCCATTGTGCCAGACGGTTTCTCCATTAACAAGACGGAAACCGCCAATAAGATCATCTTCATCTGTTTCGATTGTGATGTTTACACGGATAAGTTCTCGTTTTGTTTGAGAACATGCTTGCTCCACAGAGAACGTCTTACCATTACCCGAAAGACCCGTAATGAACGTTGGATAGAACAGACCGGACTTAATAATCTTTTTAATATCAGCGAAGTTACCAAAGCTGACGAAGGTATCATCTTTTGCAGGAATAAGGTTTTGTTCAACAGCAGGCATAGCAGGTGGTGCCTGATAGGTTTGCTCTAGTTTTTCTTGGACGGTCAAGTTCCACTTTCCACGACCAGTTTTGTAATCAGCAAGTTTGTTGGTGACAGTTTGATAGTTCGCACCATTCATAGCACACCAGGCACGAATATCAGCAGCAGCAACAGACTCACCATACAATCCCTGAAGGGAAGTGCGAATGAACTCAGGTGAGAGGGACATGTTGTTTGTTTGAACTGAAGTTATTATAGATGAAAAGACGGGGATTTTAAACCCCTATGGGTCACTTTACAAACCGTCCATACTTAATTCTCAATGCACCTAGCAACCATGCATCTGTTAATTTCTTAGGACCCTCTAAAAGAACCTTACGGACCTTAGGGTTAGTTTCACTTTGAAGTGCGATTTCTTTCCAGTTCATGCCACCAAAGAAATAAATTCACCAAGAACTTTCTTATTTAGTTTCTTAGTCTTCAAAGACTTGACGAAAGCGGATTTGATCTTTGCTTTGGTGGCACCATCATCAACTTCAAACTCAGAGTCTTGAGATAGTGCAGTTGCAGAAAGACCAAAGTATGCATGATAACCAGACTTCTTGATACAGAAACTCCTGTTCTTTCTCCAATCAAACATAATTTTATCATAATCAGTATCTCCATAATTGTAATAGAGTTTGATAAAGTCATTTGCTCCACGACCTTCTAGAACACGCATACCAATAAAGTTTACAGATGGGAATTTATCACGCATATTTGTCAACAAAGTTTGAGTGAAGGTGTGCCACCCATAGTCAAACTTATACGTATTGCCAGTCTTACGATCACGGAGGAAACTAGACTCAGGTCTAACACGACGTTGACCCATATAACGATTATTGGGTCGAATAATTTCTACATTATATTTGACATCATTTGCTTCACCATCAGTTAAGATAACACACTGAACCTTCTGTAATTTATTTTCTTTTTGAAATTTGGGAAGAATCTCATGAAGAGTGACAATGGTCTCATTCAAGGGAGTACCGGAAAGACTCAAGCGTGGAGATATTGTGTAAGTTGAGCGATAATAGCTATTATGATAAGTAGCAACACGCCAGATGTTTTTCATCTGTTTTTCCAGTTCTTTAGTATTTGTTTTACTGGTGAAGAGATTCATCAAAGAAAAATCATCATTAATTGCAAGAGTATATTCTTTCTTATCAGTGCGGTTTCCAATTTTTGCAGGTTCGATCATATCACCATTGTAGAGATCAAACGTTGGACGTTCCCATTCATTAGTGAAAGCATAAACATCAAATGGGATTCCAACTTTCTTACAGAACCATACAAGATTGAAGAGTTGTTTGCATGTATCTAACAGAACACGACTCATAGAACCAGACCAGTCAAGGATAAAAACCAATCCATGATTCTTGCCATCAGCAAGAGTTGTGACTTTCTTGAATAGATCTTCGTTGTATTTGTAGGTATGCAGTTTAGTTGTATCTAAGACACCTGTACGTGCTGTGGTAGCACGGGCATAAGAGTCTGCTGCTTTCTTACACTCAAACTCTTTTACAAGGTAGTTGACTTCTTTCTGTGCAGAACGTTTGAATTTAACAAACTCAGCATCAACCTCTCCAAAAACTTCTACATGAGAAAAATTCTCTTGCTGACGATTAAACCAACGATCAATTTCATGATGAACATCATCATTCTTAGCAATCACTACGTCAAGATTTACTTTTGGAATCTCAACATAAACATTGTCAGAACCATCAGAATTTACCAAATCACGAAGATTACCTTCTAAAGATTCTGCAGTTTGCACACCCAAATCATCAGGAATATCACCAGAAATTTTTTGAGTATCACTTTTCACTCCTTCACCAGAACCATCACTATCTCCACCATCTCCAGAATTTTCTGGTGATTCTTGAGGTGATTGATTTGCTGGTTGAT